AGCTTGTCGTACTCGTCCTGCGGGGCCGCGAGGTCGAGCGCCATGCTCTTGCCGTAGAAGCCCGCGAGCGGCGTGTTCATGCGCAGGAACGCGGCGCCGAAGTTCGACGTGCGGGTCCACTGCGCGCTCATGAGCGTGCCGGTGGAGAGCGCGATGACGCGGAGCCCGTCCGTGGCGTTCTTGCCCGACGCGAGGTGCGTGGCCTCGTAGACCAGGATCTGGTCCGAGTACCGGGAGCTGTTCATGTACGACGAGTCGTCGTCCGCCGGCTTCGGCGCAGCAAAGATGGCCTTGCGGCGGTCTTCCTGCGAGCCGAAGAGCCCAGGCGCATCCTCGCCGCCGAATGTCTCAAGGACCACGGAGCGGTCCATGTAGCAGCGGTGGTAGAGGCAGCGCGGCGTACCGTAGCGGGCCTCAGGCTCGCTCACGAGCAGGTCGAAGATGGGCAGGCGCTCGATGACGACCGTGCCCTCTTGGACGTAGACCTTCACGCAGGCCGTGCCGAAGACGAGGACGTCGAGCAGGAGCTGCGGGTAGATCTTGGCGTAGCCTGCGGCGTAGAACGCGCCGGTGAGGAAGCGGTCGAGGCGCTGCGCGCGGTACCGCTGGAGAAAGTCGCCACCGACAGTCAGGCTGCTCGGGAGCGGCATCTGCCGCGCGAGCTTCGCTTGCATGGTGTCGATGGCGTTGGCCGCGACGTTGAACGACACCCGGTCGTCCCAGACGCCCTTGACCGGCATCCCGAACATTCGGAGATCCTGGCCGTAGACCTCTGCCGCGCGTACCCACATCCCGCGTCGCGTCGATGCTTCGTTGCGAATCGACGTGACGGCGGAGACGACAGCGGGTGCCGGGTCTTCACCCTGCTCGTGAACAAGCCACCACGCGTTGGTTGTTTCGAGGACACTCGCCATTCCTGGCCCAGTATCCAGTTTTCTACTCAGGCCTCAAGGACGAAATCTGGACGCACGATCATTTTTGCGACGTAGCTTCTTTTCGAGCGAGTCCCAGATCTTGCGCTCCTCTTCCGGCATGGCCTTGTAGTCGCCCTCGAACGCCTGTTGCTGACGGCTCATGGACTCCTCGTGCCAGCGCGTCAAAGCCATGCAAATTGCCGGGGCGTAGTCGGCGTGGCGGCCGTCGTTCGTGCGCGTGAGGTCGATGCTGATGCCCGACTGGGTGTACCGCTTCACGACGCGCTGCAGGTCTTGGCGGACGAGCGGGTCGGGCGGGAGCTCGATCTCGCCGATCTCGAACATCGTGCGCATCGTCATGTACCGCTTCGTGCGCTCGGCGTTGGTCCAGTGGTGAGGCACGAGCACGAGGCCCACCTGGAACGCGAGGTCGCGAAGGGCGTCGCCCATGTACTGGTCGCTGTCTAGCACGGTCACCCGGTAGGCCTTGAGGATCATGGCGATCTCCTCAAGCACCGCTGCGGGTCTCAGCGGGTTCGCAGGGCTCCCGGTCCACTGCTTGGCGAGCGCAACGACCTTCTCCTTGCGCCCCGTACCCGTCGTGACGACGAGCGTGAACGAGTTGCCGCGCGTAGCAGGGTCGATGGCCGCCGTGTACGTCGCGCCGGGGATGGGCGGTGCCACGATGGGCTCCTTGCGCGTGGCGCTTTCGATCATCGTGGTCGTGAACATCGCCTCTTCGGGGTCGGCGAAGTCGGCCTCGATGTCGGTGCGGTAGATTCGAGGGTCGCGCTTGGCGATCTCGATCTTGTCCGGCGTCCAGATGAGCGGGGCCATGTCGTAAGCCGGCGCTTTGACGACGATGCAGTCCCGATCCGGCTTTCCCCAGCGTTCCTTCACGAGATCGTAGAGGAAGCCCATCGGCGCCCAAGGCGAGCTGATGTAAACGAGCTGCGCTCCAGGGAGAATGCGGAGGAGCACGGCGTCTCGGAGGTCATTGACCGAGACGGCCGCGTCATCTGCGCCCCAGCGCGCCACTTCGTCGAGGATGACGCCCGCAGACCAGCGGGCGACGAGGGACGAGCCCGCTTTCGAGCTCGCCACGACCTTGATTTCGACCGGCCGGCCGCTCGGATGGCGAATCATGAGCGTATCGGCGGTCGGAGTCTCCAGGATCAGCCTCGAAAGCAGCGGAGACGCCATGGTCCGGCCCACGATGTGGCCGAACACGACGTCCGCGAGGTCTTTCGAGAGCGATACGATGGAGATACGAGGGATTTCGCCTGGTCCTAGCCTCGAAAGGTCCGCCCGCTGCGACCAGTGGACGGCCAAGGCAGCCGCCGAAAGGCTCTTCGCGGTACGAATCCCAGAGACGATGGCGAATTCTGCCGGTTTGACAGCCGGCGGGGCCACTCCTCCAAACGCCCGGAGGACTGCGGGGTCTTCCGCAAGGTCATCCAGAGGGCGCCCGTCAGCCACGCGAGCGATGGCGCGCTGCAGAGGAGAAGCAGTAGTAAGGCCGAACCCCAGAGGACTGGTGAGAAGGCCCTCGAAGTGGACGAGACTCTTCGCTTCGAGCTGCTGCTTGACCGCAGCCTCGAAGGACTCGAGGATCGCATCGGCTTTCTTGCTCATGCGGGCATCGGGTTCTTGCGCGGACGGCCACGACGGCGAGGTTCGAGCGCGGCTTCGACCGTAGGCCACACAGGCGTCTCCTGCGGAGGCTCCTCGACGCGTTCCTCGACGACCTCTTCGATGTGCTGCTGGAGCTCGACGACGTTGGTCATCGGCACGAGCAGCGCACCAGAGCGCACGAAGCCGTCCTCGAGGCGAAGGTCAGTATGCTTTGGGCGGTACAGGGTCGTCGTGATCCGGTTCGTGTCCGCCGGGTCGTACACTCCCTTGAGGAAGATGGCGCGCTTGAGTTCGAGCATGGTGTCGCTTTCCAGGAATGAGGGTATCGAGAGCCTCGATGAATTCGAGGGAGAGAGATTGAACGTGCTTGGAGTCCTTCGAGACGAGCTTGACGTAGCCGTTGCCGAAGGAGTGGATGTCCCAGCCAATGCTGTAGGCGAGCGGCTCTGCGTACTTGCGCCAGGCGTCGCAGTAGGCCTTCGCCCCCGCGACCATCTTGCCACCAGGGACGGGTCTCTTGATTGGTTCTACGTACTTGCGTTCACTCATGACTCCTCGTCACTTAGCTTACCGATGATGAAGTTCTGCCCGCTCTGCCACGCGTTGAAGTCGTAGTAGCCAGACTGGACGTACTCGATGAAGAGCGAGCCTTCCGGTGGGCTGTAGAACCCGTCCTCGTCGGGGCCAATCTCCTCACGGCGGCCGCCTTCGTAGACGGCAAAGACCTTGATGGTCATGGCGCGGCCTCCAGTGCGGCGACCATCGCGCCGACCTCGGTCTTGGCGCTCCCCAGCCCAACCCAATTTTCCACAAGGTGCCCGCACTCCCACCAACCATTTGGCTTCGGGCCTCGATGGTCTGCGGTGCGAATGTTGGGCAGCCCATACGCCTCGCGCACCAAGTGCAACAGGCCACCGATGGTGCATGGATCGCCAAGATCCGGCACTGGCACGGCTGCGCCGCTTTCGAGCGTCTTCATGCCGCGCAGCCATCGCCAATGCTTGCATTTGACGGCCCTGCGGCCGAGGTCTTCGAGGGTCATGGCTCCCCCCTCATCGCGCCCTTCAGCGCCTTGCAAAGCTCCGTGGCGGCCTCGTAGTGAAGCGTCAGCGTCGCCATGCGCTCGTCGTCCACGAGCACGAGCACGTCGAAGCACGGCCGGTCACGGTCGTCAGTGTGCCCAGCCTCGAACGTGATGCGCACGGAGGCGGACCCGCCGTGATGGTTGAAGGCGTCGTTGTCGATGATGCTTGGTGTCATGCTGAAGTAGCCGCTCATTTGTTCATATCCTCCGCCATCGCCCGCGCCGCAGCGCGAATCAGGTCCATGAGCTTGCCGAACGAGATCTCCCCGTCGTTGTACTCGTGCAGCACCTTGCGCACGCCTTCGTAGCTGAGGCCGTAGGCGCGCATTTGCTCGGCCTCCTGGCGGATCATCGCGGCGAAGTTCTGCGCCGCGAACGTCTTCAGCCGCTCGCACTCCGCCTCCAACTCCCGCACGCGGGCGATGAGCGCGGGCACGTCGGTGCGGGCGGCCACGAGGAAGTCGCGGTCCGCGATGCTGCACGAAGGCCCGTATTCGCCACCGGCGCTGCCGTCGTCGAAGACTTCACAGTCGAACGGCCAATCCGGGTCCGCGCTGACGGTCCAATAGTCTCCGGGCCGGTCGCTTTCGTGAACGTACCAAGGGCCAGGCGTGGCCGCGTTCGCGCGGCGCTCGATTTCGTCGAGGTCGATCATGGCTCCTCCGGAATCGGCAGGGCGCGGATCCCGTCGCGCGTGCCAGGAACGCAATGCGCATCCGCCACACGCGCACACGCCTCCCGCATGGCCTCCGCTCCCCGGCGGTAGGCGGCGCTGCGCACTTCGTGAGTCGAGAAATGACCGACTCCAAGGCGACAGCGTGAAAGCTCGCGCGTCAAAAACTCTTCCTCATCCTTTGCGCGCTTCGCTTCGAGCCGCGCGCGCGTGGTTTCGTTCGTCGCGTCGGCGAGCTGGTGCATGAGGCGCTCCACCTCTGCGTGTGCTCCGTTGTACGCCTCCCGCGTCGCGCGCAGCTCCGCGTCCTGGTTGGCGACGCGGACGAGAAGCTCGTCGCGCTCGTCGGTAAGGCGGTCCACCTCGGAGCGAGCTTCGTACAGTTCTTTGCGCACCTGGTCGAGCATAGCCCGAACATCCACGGCGTGACCGCTTGCCGCATCGTAGGACGTGCGCCACCGCTCCACCTCGGCGCGCGCTTCGTTGCGCTCTTGCGCGATCTTGCAAAAGTCGTCGGCTGCACATTCGCAGCGTCGGCTTTTCCATTCTGTGGTGGCATCAGCAAGAGCTGCGCGCGCTTCGTCGCGCTCGTGCTTGTACCTCCACGCCTCGCGCTGAAACGTCTCGATGTTGCCGTTGAGCGTGCGCACCTGCTCGTGCAGGCGGTCGCGGTCGCGCACGAGGCTGTCGTACTGCTCAAGGCTGCGCTCGGCCTCCACGTCTCGCTCGTCAAGCGCGGCGGTGAGGGTGGCGATCTCCAGGTCTGCCTCGGCCTTGGCGGTCGTGAGGGCCACGATGGTGTCGCGCGCTTCGTCGCGCTCGCGTTCGCTCTGATGCGCCCATGCTCGCGCCTTGTCGCGCTCGTCTTCGAGCCAATTGATGTCCTCAAGGACCGCATTCACCTCAGCGACTTCTTGCCGCGCCTCTTCGAGCTGCCGCGCAAGCTCCAGCATGGCGCTCTGCGCCGTGCGACCCTGCATGCCTGCGGACTCCCAGGCGGCAAGCGACATGTCGCGCTCGCGCGTGACGGTCTCAAGCTCGGCCTCGAGCTCCTCGATGGTCTTCACTGGATCCTCCGGTCTTCTTCCGCGCGGGCCTTCTTGGCGCACTTGCGGCAGGCGATGACGCGTTCGTAGACGATGTTCTCGTAGGAGACGTCATGCTCGTTGCCGCATCGGCAGACGGTCTTGTAGCGGCGACCAGAGCGGCCGGGTTTCTTCTCGGCCTGATAGCCGTAGACGATGGTGAGCCAGGTCATTCGGTCACCCGTGGGGCACAGGAGCCGCAGCACCAGTAGTTGTCTTTGAAGATGCTGGGCGTCCACCCTTTCGGCTGACCATGCTCTTCGTACATGACCATGGTGACGCCGCAGTTGTAGCACTCGTACGTGCGCACCCCGAAGTCCTGCAGGACTGCGCGTGGCTGCTCAGGCTTGTCGGTCATGGCTCGGGCCTGCGGGTGAAGGAGACGCGCTCGACGACGACGGTGTGGCGGTCGTACTCGCCACCGTCGACCTCGACGCGGGCGACGTCTCCCTCGCACGAGTAGAAGGCGAGGTGGTGTTTGCCAGCGACCTTGTTGCGAAGCTGCCCTACCACGAAGGTGAAGAGCGACATGGCGGCGTAGCAGTCCTCGAAGACGCCGTGGACGATGGGACGCTCGTCCTTGTCGTACGGCATCTCCATGACGATGAAGCAGTGACTCATTGGTTCCTCCGAGTGTACTTTCTACCACGTCTCAAAAAAGATTCCACCCCTTTAGCAAGTATTTCTCACCAGCCCAAACCCTACCCGTCCAACAATCGACAGAGCGAGTGTCGAATCTGACTTCCAATCATACGCCTTCTAGGCCTATGGGGGTGCTAGGGGGCCTCGCGTTACTGTGACGTGTGATTCGACCTGAAGCCGTAGGCGCACAGGGCGCATCACCACGACACCCCTGAGGCGCAGCCTCGAGTCTAGCCGCCGGCAGGGCTTGTGAAGGAGCGCGTTCGAGGCGCTCGCTGGCGCCCGAACGTTCACGAGGCGAAATTTTTCGAGGGGGGTACCCCCCTGATGTCCCCCCTACGAAGTGCAGACCGGGGTCGAGCTCGAGGTAGGCGCGGCGACGACGAGGAAAACGCCTAGCGCGAGCGCGATAGGCGTATGACGATAACGCGTGTGTGCCGGTAGCGTTGAAGGTTTGAGGGGTAGGCGCGTAAGGTGCCTCTAAGGAGGGTCACCCGAGGGTAGTCGTGACTCACCGATGAGATACGCCTTCCCACGCCTCACCCATGAGTGACGACGCGGCACAACCCTACAGGGTGAACGCCAAAACGTGACTCACGCAAGAGTGACGCGGCATGGGTACGATTCGACTCGCACTAGGTCAACGCTGACCCACTAGGCGATGCACGGGAAAACGCTGCGAGTCTACCACGTGACAACTAGTTACGCTGGGTCGGATTCGACTCATGGTAGCGCGGTGGTCGCAAGGCCTGCCAAGGGACGCGAATAGGCGAAACGCACGGGAATCGCTCAATCCTACTCGCTTGGCATAGGCTTCGCATAGCCTAGGGCATGAACCACGATCGCATGCTCACCGAATCGCGCCTCACTCACTCTGTGCCCATGACGGCCGTTGGAATCACCTGCATGGACGACGCCGAATGGGTCGTCGAGCTCTACACTGTCATCGGTTGCATGATGGTCGGCGCGCCCGAACGCCTCGCGACGCTGCCCACGCGCAACGACGCCGAGGACTACATCGCCGAGCACCTCAGCGAGCAATTCGACGACCCGTGCTACGACGGATCGAACCTGCATGACGGCTACTGGCTCGGTTGACCCGCGCTCCGTCCCGCCCAGTAACCCGCTCGCATGCCGCGTCATGAGCGCGAATCCGTTCGCGCCTATGCCGCGCCATTGTCGGCGCCTTGGAGACACACGCCATGAAACCAACCGGTTTCGTTCTGTACCGCGGCCCGTCGCTTTTCGACGGCGCGCCAATCGTCGTCATTGCGACCACATCTAGCCGTAACGCGAAGACCAGCGACATGGTTCAAACGTGGGTCCTTCGCGAGGATATCGCGCCCACGGAAGCCGTTCGCACGGGCATGGATTCGACCATTTGCGGCGACTGCGTCTACCGCAACGGGAACGGTTGCTACGTTACCGTCATGCGTGCGCCGCTGAGTGTGTGGCGCGCCTACCACCGTGGACGGTATGCCGATATCTCCGGCGACCTTGCCGCGATTGAAGCCGTAGGCGAAGGTCGCACCGTGCGCCTAGGCGCCTACGGTGACCCAGTCGCCGCGCCTGAGGAAATCTGGCAAGCGTTGACGTCGCGTTCCGCAGCGCATACCGGCTACACGCACGCATGGCGAGTCGCGCCTCGTGTGTTCCGTACGCTTGTCATGGCGTCGTGCGATACCCCGCGCGACCGTGACGCAGCGCAACTGCGCGGCTACCGCACGTTCCGCGTCAACGTCGACGGAGCGCGTCAACGCGGCGAGATGACGTGTCCGGCGTCGGCTGAAGCCGGACATCGCACGTCATGCGCCGATTGCCATGCATGCGACGGCGCGCGCGGGCAGGGCCTGTCCACGCGTGACGTGACCATCCGCCTACACGGCTTCACGTCCAGACGCGCCGTTGCTGCCGTCACGCGCAAGCTCGAAAGCGAGGCGCGCGCGTGATTCTCGCGTTTCACTCCGTCGCCCACACGTCGACGCCTAGCGTCGGCGCGCGCCGTCAACCGTCGCACGTGCCCGCATGGGTCGTGGCGGAAGCGCGCCTAGTCGACGCGCTACCGTGCCCGAGGCCTCGCCTAGTGCGCGACGCGCTAGGCTCCGCGCTAGGCGCGCTCGCGTGCACGGCCGTAGGCGCCGCTATCATCGCCGTTCTTTCCTAACACGCGTGCGTGAGCCCCGCCCGGCTCACGTATCGCGACAAGCGCAGCGCATCCGCCCTGCATTTGTCGCGGTACCCCAACGCGCCCAAAAATCCTGGGGAAGGAGTTTCCACTATGCCAGCGCCCATTTGCCACCGTGACGGCACCGTCACGTTCTGGTCCGTCTACCTGCAATCCTGGCGCACGTGCGTGCGCTTCGTCGACGACGCCGAGCTCGCCGCCATGACGCCGCGTACGCGCGCCCGTGTCCTTCGCCACCTGGGAGGTTCCCGTGCCTGACCTGTCCGATTTCCTGCCCGTTGGCGCCGAATTCCGGCGCGCTTCGTTCGACTGCGTCGACGTGACCACACGCGACGCGGTGTATACCCTCGACGTCGAGTGTCGAACGGTGACCGTGCGCCCACATGACACGATGTTTTCGCTGCACGACCTGCGGTCGCTCCTCGCGACCGTGACCGCGTTCGAGCACGATATGACCGACGAAGCGTGGGAAACGGCTGAGAAATTCCTGGGGTGGGAACCATGACCCGCTACGTCTGGATCCGCGAGCACGAAGTCGACGGCTACGTGCGCGGTTACCACGTCACCGTCGACGAAATCCCGGACGGCTACCCCGCGCGCCCGCTCTTGCGCTTCAACGCGCCAGGCCTCGGGCGCTTCGGGTCGTACCGCAACGCGTACGCCGCTGCGCGTGCGTTCGCGGAAAAGCACGGCATCCGCCTCGACGCGTAACAATTCCCACCCGCGCCCTTGATTTCTGAGCGCACGTAGTCTAATGTCCACGTTGCCCGGAAATTCCCGGGCCCGAAAATGCGCCGAGCGGCGCTTAGGAGTGACCATGAACCTGCAAATCCTCGCGCGGAAGTTCCCCGCGCACTGGCAAATCACGCGGCCCGACCTCGAAACCATCGAGATTTGGGACGGCCACACGCTGTGCCTGCTCGACGTCGAGTCTCGCCGCGTGTTCGTCGCCGTCGACGACGACACGATTTCGGTGGACGAAATCGAGGAGACCGCCAAGCGCGCGCGCGCCATCCAGGCCGCGCTCACCAGTGACTGGTGGGACGACGCCCAGCGTTGGTTCCGCGAGACGAACAAGGTGTTCCCGTGAGCGCGCGAGAGCCCTGGGCCCGTTCGAAGATCCACCGGATGTGGGGCGGCTGGCAAAACCGCCTCGCCTTCTACGACCCGTGTCCGTACCGCCCGCGCTGCGGCCACGGACTGGGCGTCGACGCTGTGCTGACGCGGTACAACGACGCGACCGACACGGAGTACGAAATCCACGTCCGGGTCGAGGGCGTGTGGGTACCGGAGGAGCGCGGATGCACGCTGACGCCCGACGTCCCCGGCTATTGGGAAGACGTCCAGGCGTCCTACTTCCGCCCCGGCCGGGGCTGGAAATTCCTGGAGCTCGACGACGAAGAGGTCGCGTGGGCGACCGAGGTTCTCGAAGCGCGCGCACGCGCGGAAAGGTATTGGTGACCATGAGCCGCACGAAGTACACCCAACAGACGGGCGAACCCGTCACACACGAGGACTACCTGGAGCTCGAGGCCTCCCAGATTTGGGAGCGCCTCGGCGCACACGTCAGCCGGTATGGCTACGACGCAACGGCCGAAGGCCTGCAGCGCGTCGGCGCCGCGTACGCGCTCCTCCTCGACGCCCCGATTTCCCGGGCCGCCCGCTTCGACCTGCGCGTCATGCGCCAGTCGATCCTGGTCCGCATCGACCTGCTCGACAGGCAGGCCAACCTGCGCTTCGCAGGCATGGCCACCCGCGAGGAGCACCTCGAAACCCTCGGCGCGCTCTCGGAAGCGTGCGAGTTCCGGGCTGCCATCGACACCGTCCTCGCCCACCGGGAGCACGGCTGATGGCCATCTTCTTTCTCGCCGTCGTCTACCTCCTCGCCCAGGGGCAGACGAAATTCCTGGGGCCGCTGCTCTTCTTCTGCCTTCCGGCCCTCGTGCCGGTGCTGCTCGCCACGATCCCATTCACCCTCGGAGGAACCAAGAAATGACCAAGCACGAAGCTCTCGACCGCATCGCCGCCGCCCTGGCCCACATCGAGGCCCTCAAGGCATCCTGCCGTGACCTGGCCGAGCTTGCCGTACTCGAAGAGCACCGCCACCGTGACTACGCGGTGGGCATTGCGTACGGCCAAGTGCTCGCGAACCTTGGCCACGCTGCGACGTGCGTGTCGCACGTTCGCGTCCTCCTCACCACGAACGACCGACTTGCCAGTGCCGACGTTCGTTCCGCCTAGGCCCGTGTCGGAGACCGCCCTTCGTGACCTCGAGGGGCGGCTCTCCCGGCGCATTGCCGAGCTCGAGCGCCAGGTGCAGACGCTCGCCGAGCGCCTCGCCGCCCTCCACCTGGGCTCGACCTGTCACCCCGACTGGATTTCCCCGGGCCGAGGTTCTGTCGCCCAGGCCCGCCGCGCCTCCGTCGTCGAGGCCGTGCTCGCCACCGCTGGCCCCGAAGGGCTGACCCTGGCCGAGCTCGCCGCCTATCTTCACCTGCCCCGCAACCGGCGGGACACGCTTACCGCCGACCTCTCCTACCTTATCGCCGAAGACCGAGCCGAAAGGCTCCCCACCCGCGCCCCGAAGTGGCGCACCAAGGAACGCTGACCATGGCCAAGAAGACCGCACCCACCACCGAGAACGCCCCCGTCATCGACGAGTCGTCGCCCAACCTCGCGCTCTGGAACTCCGTCCAGGCGACGGACCCCGACTACACCAAGGCATTCAGCCGCTCCGGCGGATTTCGGGGCACGGCGATCAACCACACGTACCAGACCAAGCGCGCCACCGAGGCCTTCGGGCCGAAGGGGCTGGGCTGGGGCTCGACCGTCCTCGACGAGGGCATGGAGCACGGCGCCCCCATCGTACACGAGAAGCACGGCGTCATCGGCCACGAGAAGGTGCACGTGCTCCGCATCGAGCTTTGGTATGAGCTCAACGGCAAGCGCGGCAGTGTGCAGGCCTTCGGGCAGACGACCTTCGTCGGTTCGAACAAGCACGGCACGTTCACGGACGAGGAAGCCCCGAAGAAGTCGCTGACCGACGCAGAGTCCAAGGCCCTGGCCATGCTCGGCTTCAGCGCGGACGTCCACATGGGCCTCTTCGACGACTCGAAGTACGTCAACGACCTGAAGGCCCGCGTCGAGGAGGCCGAGCGCCCGAAGGGGCCGAGCCTTGAGGAGCTCGTCGCTGCCGTCAACGCAGCCACGACCGTCGACGAACTGCGCGCCGTTGGCCAGAAGGCCGCAGCCCTCTCGCCCGACGATCGCGCCAAGCTCAAGCCCGTGTACACGGCCAAGCAGGAGAGCCTCAAGTGAACCTGCCTGTCCTGTCGGCGAGCCGCAGCCAGATCATGCTGGCCTGCCGTCTTGCCACGAGGTTGCCCTTTGACGAGCCTCCGCCCGGCCCGGCGGCACAGATGGGCACCCGGTTCCACGAGCTCGTGGAAGGGGCCATCCTGGCCCGGCAATGGGTCGCCCTCGATCCTCTCGACGCTGCCTTCGAGGTTCCACTCCGGTCGACCCTCGAATGGTTCACCTCGACAGCCGTGCCCGGTGACGCCACCGTGCTCACCGAGCAGGCCTTCGAACTGAAGCCCATTGGCGGGTACGTCAACGAACCTGGGCGCCGGGAACCACACTGGCGGGACTCGATGGTCTGCACGGCCCTGGAGAAACGCGGCCACCGGGACTACCCAAAAAATCCCGGGGCCTTCTACGGCACCGCCGACGTCGTCGTCCTCGAGCGCGACACGGCGCACGTCATCGACTGGAAGACCGGCAAGCGCAGCGACGCGCACGCCCCGCAGCTGGCGAGCCTCGCGCTCATGGTGGCCGAGGCCTACAAGCTGCGGCACGTCAAGGCGACCGCCGTCTACGTCGACCTCAAGAGCGGCAAGGTCAAAGCCGAGTCCCGCATGCTCGACTCCTTCGACCTGCACGTCCACGCTGGTGAGCTCGTCTCGATCTTCAAGGACCGCGCGACCGCCAACACCCTACCGGACCCCACCCCCGGCCGCCATTGCTTCTACTGCCCCGCTCTGGGGTGCCCCGAGAAAATCCGAAAGTGATGACCATGAACGATGACATCCGCCGCCTCGAGCAAAAGATCGACGAAGTCCTGAAGATGCTGAAGGACATGCCCACCGGGACGAAGCCCGGCGGCTTCTCCCTCAAGACCGTGAGCGACAGCGACCTCGACGGGAAGTACGGCAACCCCGAGGTGCGCATGATTCCCAGCAAGTGGACCGGCCAGGACTACAAGGGCTGGAAATTCTCGGACTGCCCAGCCGAGTTCCTCGACGAGCTCGCGGGCATGCTCGAGGCCATCGCCCGCAAGCAGGCTGGCGACCCGGTCAAGGCGAAGTACGCCGACTGGTCGGCAAAGGACGCCGCCCGCGCCCGCGCCTGGGCCGAGCGCCACCGCAAGAACGGCGGCCCGGCGAAGGGTGACCCCATGCCCGACGACTGGAACGACACCCTCGGCGGCGATACGAAGAGCGACGAGTTCCCATTCTGAAAGCACGAAGCCGTGGGTGGAGCCCCTTCCCAGAAGCTATCCGCCCACGGTTTTCGCACCCCTCGAACCAGTACGAAGGACCCTGAACATGGCACAGCATCCCGTCCAAATCCACATCGTCATCAGCACCGACAAGCGCATGGCCACGCGCGCCTACTGCCGCGACGAGCACGGCTGGTACTGCCAACCATCGGCGACTGAGCACCACGAGGGGG